TCGCTGAAAACAGCGGGGATTCGAGAGTTTGCGCGGATGATTGGTCGCTCGCATTCTTGGGTGGTCTCGCAGTGCCAGCGCAACATCATCCCCAAAACCACTGACGGAAAGATTCCGGTTGATGAAGCCTTGAAAGCGGTCGCCCGACTGGACGAAGAAAAGGCACGTGAAAAAGAAGCTCGTGAGAAGGCTGAGGCGGAAGCTGAGAACCTTCTTTCGTTTGATGATGCACGCGCCAAGAAGGAGACGTACCTCGCCGAAATCAAGGAGATGGAGGCGAAGGTCATGCGCGGCGAATATGTGGCGGTTGCCGATGTCAAGGCTGACGCCCGCGCCACGGCTGAAAGGCTTCGATCATTTTGCCTGTCCGCTCCATCTCGCTTTGCGGGTCTGCTTGAGAATCGCAATCAGCGTGACGTTGAGGCCGTTCTGGAGTCAATGTTCAACGAACTTCTTGAGAAGATTCACGGCGGTCAATTCACTGCCGACGACGAGGTGAAAGATGGGGATTTGGAGTGACGAGTTTGCTCGTATCTGCCGACCTATCTCACGCCTGACGGGTAGCGAATGGGCGGACGAGTTCCGCGTCGTACCGCCGGGCACGTCGCCCGAGCCGGGCAAGTGGCGCACCAGTAGAACGCCATACCTGAAAGAGCCGATGGATGCCGCGACTGATCGCGAGACCGAGAAGGTTGTGCTGATGTTCAGCTCTCAGCTCGGCAAGTCGGAAGCGCTTCTGGGCATCATGGGCTACTACGCCGACCAAGAGCCTTCTCCGCAGCTGATGCTTCAACCGACGGTTGAAATGGCAGAGGCTTTCTCGAAAGAGCGCATCAGTCCGATGTTTGCTTACTCGCCTGGGCTCAAGGGAAAACTTGAGGAAGGCAAGGACGAGAAGGGGACTTCTCGCAAGTCGTCGACGACGATTCGCATGAAGCACTACCCGGGCGGCTATCTGGCGCTTGTCGGTGCCAATTCCCCTGCGGGTTTGGCTTCGCGCCCGATTCGCGTCCTTCTGTGCGACGAAGTTGACCGCTACGGCGTGACGAAGGAAGGCGATCCGATCAAGCTTGCGGTACAGCGTACTGCGAACTTTGAAGCCAGTCGAAAGATTGTGCTTGTTTCGACGCCGACCACGACTGAAGAATCAAAGATCTACGAAGCCTTCAAGGAGTCGGATCAACGGTACTTTTACGTCAAGTGTCCGCACTGCGGTCATGAGCATCGTCTCGTGTGGGATTTGGTCAGGTGGGACAAGGACGCGGACGGAAACGCACTGCCGATGACGGCGGCCATGTACTGTCCTGAGTGCGGCGCGAAGACTCGCGGCCCGTACCGTCCTGACCTGAACATGCTGTCTACTGGTCGATGGGTCGCGCATAACCCTGGCCATTCGGTCAAGGGGTATCAGTGCAATGCGCTTTACTCGCCTTGGGTCACGCTTCACGGCTTGGTCGAAGAGTGGGTCTCGTGCACTGCTGAAAACAATCGCGAAAAGCTGAGGGAGTTCATCAACTTGAAGCTTGGAGAACCTTTCACAGCGATCAATCCCGATGAAGGGGACTTTGACCAGCTGCTAGACCGACGCGAGGAGTATCCGACCGAGCACTTGCCGGAAGGAGTCCTCATGCTTACTGCCGGCGTTGACGTTCAGCGCAATCGCCTCGAGTGCTCCATCTACGGGTGGGGCCGCGATCGCGAGTGCTGGGGGATTTGTCATCGAGTGCTCTACGGCTTGCCCGATGACCCCAAGACGTGGGAAATGCTCGACGGCGTGCTCGAGACTGAGTACAAGCACTCGAGCGGCGTGAAGATGCCTGTCTCTTGTGTCTTTATCGACTCCGGTGACGGTTTGTACACGAACAACGTGTACGCCTACACGCGGTCGAGGGAGCGACAAAGAGTTTTCTCGATCAAGGGGCGAGGCGGCGCGGAATTGCCTTTCGTAGGTAAGCCGAGTCGTGCCGGTACCGAGAAGGCTGTGCTTTTCCCGCTCGGTGTCGATGCCGGCAAGCGCAAGGTGATGGATCGTCTTGACGTGCCCGAAGCGGGTCCGAACTTCGTTCACTTTGATGCGAATGAGGGCGCGGGATTCACGGAAGACTTCTTCAAGCAGCTTACCGCTGAAAAGCAGGAAGTTGTCCGAGACAAGAACGGCTCGAGGCTCGTTTGGGTGAAGCTTCGCCAGCGCAATGAGGCTCTGGACTGCGCGGTCTATGCAACCGCGGCGATGGAGCTTCTGACGCCAAACTTCGACGTGCTCGAGCGCTACTACACGGGCCAGAAGGCTGTGGAGTCTCTACCGGCTCAAAGGCGTGTCCGTCGTCGAGGGACTATCTCTCGAGGTGTTCAACTTTAAAGGGGTAATCGGATTTAATGGTTGATATACCGTGGTGAGAATTATTTTTCACAACGGGCGGAATGGTTGACACGTGGCCACTTTTGGTGCATACTTTCCTCACCACATGAAAAAGATGTGGTCGGGATTGGCGTCCCGAACACATAGGCGCTCAGCGCCGGTCGTTTAATCGAGCGGCTTTTTTGTTGTCTGAGCGCATTGGGTATGCGTTTCGCGTACCCACCAGATGGGGTAACGAATCGTTATGCCATCTTGCAAGTCTCCGAATTCTGGGTGGGCTTGCGAGCTCCTTCGGGAGGCTGGTTCCTATGTGCCGGTACGCCAACTCGCAAGTCCGCCCACCACTGATTGGCGTCAGTGTGCGCGGTGTTAAAAAACACATAGGAGACTTGAATGTCTATCCCCACGATATTCTCTTTCGAGAATAATGCCGTCCGCACTCTTGGTGCGCCCGAATCCCCGCTTTTCGTCGCAGTCGACATCTGTTCATCGCTTGGATACGCAAACTCTAGCAAAGCGATCAAAGATCACGTTGATCCCGAAGACCTCATCAAGTCTGAAATCATCGACAAGCTCAACCGCATCCAGACGGTCAACTGCGTCAACGAGTCCGGCCTCTACGCTCTGATCTTCGGCTCCAAGCTCGAATCCGCAAAGCGCTTCAAGCGCTGGGTCACGTCCGAAGTCCTTCCGGCCATCCGCAAGACTGGACGCTACGAAGCACCGACTACGCTCACGACTGAAGAGTTGTACGAGATCCGCAAGGCCGTCAAGGCCCGCGCAAAGAATAGCTCGATTCACTACCAAACGATCTACAACGCCCTGTACGACTACTTCAAGATCGCAAGCTACAAAGACTTGACCAAGGGGCAACTTCAGGCTGCACTCACGTTTATTCACACGTGCGAGCTCAAACCACAGTTGACCCAGCCAGAGATCCCTGAAGGTGCTTTGGTTCTAGAGGGGTTCGAGGCAGAGCGTATCGCCCATTTCGTGTATTACTGGCGCTACTTGTTTAGGCCTGACCTTGAGTTAATCCTGCGTCTTCTGCAAACAGTGAACTCGCCTAAAGCGGCACAGTTCTACGAAGCGGTGACAGAGCTTCACCTGCCTTTGTTAGAGATGACGTTGGAGAAGCATGGCTACTCCATCAAGGAGATGAGTTGCTATAAGCACCTTGTGACCCACCGAAACTAAAGTGAACCAACCATGACCGAAAATCCTTTCCAGTTACCCGGATATCAGGTGATCGGCATGCAGGATACGGGGGTGGCATTCGATGTCCACCTCCAACCACCTTCTCCTGTTGCCTGTTCCTCCTGTGGCACCATCGGAGACTTCGTTAAAAACGGGACACGTGACATAAGAGTCATGGATTTACCCGTGCACGGGAAGCCCGTGACGTTGTGGATTGCACGACAGCGCTTCCAATGTAAGTCTTGTGGCTCGACATTCAGACCAGAGCTACCTGGGATTCATCCCGATGCCAAGATGACAGAACGACTTCATCAGTACATTGAGCGAGAAGCCTTTAATGGCACCCATAAGGCTCTAGCAGAGCGCGTAGGAGTTGACGAAAAGACAGTCCGCACTATCTTCTCTCAACGGCTCGTGGCGCTCAATCAAGACTACAAACCGGAGATGCCAACCATCATCGGTGTTGACGAATTGTTCCTGAATCGGAAGTACAGAGGGATCATCACAAACATCGGACAACAAACCATTGTCGATGTTTTGGAAAACCGAAACAAACCAACGATTGAAAAGTTCTTAAAGGATCACGACACTAAGAACATTGAGATCGCAAGCATGGATATGTGGGGACCCTATCGACAAGCGTTCCATGAAGTCCTTCCAGATGTCTTGATTGTCGTTGACAAATTTCACGTTACACGTATGGCAAACGATGCCCTTGAGAAGCTCCGTAAAGGGCTCCACAAGAGCCTCACATCCACGGAAAGGCGACAACTCAAAGGAGATCGAAAGATCCTGCTTAAACGCGAAAACACGCTCTCTGACACGGAAATATTGATCTCGACTGGTTGGCTCAATAACTTTCCTCAGCTACTCGATGCATACAAAACAAAGGAGCGCTTCTTTGATATATGGGATCTTGCAAACGATCCATATGAAGCTAAGCAAATGCTGGAAGCATGGCGAAGTTCCATACCAGAGAAACAATTGGATATTTGGGCAGACTTGGTAAAAGCAAGCCGGAACTGGGAAGATGAAATCCTGAATTATTTTGCTACAGGGAAAGAAGTCACTAACGCTTTGACCGAGTCTCTGAATCGCAAAATACGCGATAAGAACCGCGATGGCCGGGGTTATTCGTTTGACGTGCTTAGAGGGAAAATCCTGTTTTCCACCCCTCACAAAACCAGGCGAGTCACTAACCGAAGTTCGCCGTTCAAATCCAACACAACAAAGTTCATGAAGAACTTCTCCTTCTCTGATTTGCTTCAACGCACAGAGCTTGAAGAGGACATCATCATTGACTATGGCGTTGATCTATCAACCATCTAAGCGAATATTTTGTGGTTGGTTTGAACCTCTCAAATCAACCACTTATTCCGAATACCCCTTTAAAGGAGCAAGAGATGACGAACCGAAAGCAAGAGGGGATACCTGTCCGCGTTTCACAGCGTCGGCTGTTGGAGACGATGGATGGCATCCACAAGGAAATCGTCGAGGTGGCAACCGAACATCACGTTGTTACGTTCTGCAGGAAGCGCCTCGACGAGCTAATCAAAGACTATGAAGCTTGCGCAGAGATGCTTATTGCATCATACGGCGGAGAAGGGAAGTCAACCTAAACAACCCCACCACTGAAGTATTTTGGCCGCTTCAAGACTACGAACAACATGTGCCCTCGGCGCTTCGGCTCCGGGGGCTTTCTTTTTTAGGAGGCCGCATGGCTTGGATCACGCTTGAAGAAGCGAGGAGAAACCTCGAGCTTTGGCTTGAGGCGTCGCGAGAAGTTGCCGCCGGCCAGTCTTACACGATCGGCACGCGCACTATGACTCGCGCCAGTCTCAATCAGATCATGAACATGATCAAGTACTGGCGAAAGGAAGTGGCTGCGCTCGAGGCGGCCGAGACCGGCAGGAGTCGCGTATACCGCGGAGTGCCGAGGGATTTGTAGGAGATGACGGATGAGTAAGTTATTCGAAGCAAACGGAACTCTTGCTTCGCCATCTCCGCCCCAAGAGTTAGCTACTGCAGTTCGCGCTCCTGCGAGGGTGGTCAGCTCCGGCTACTCTCTTGGCGGTGCCAGCTACGCAAAGAAGTCGATGATCGGGTGGCGAAGTACAACGACCGATGCCGATGAAGACATCGTCGAAAACATCGAGACGCTTCGCGACAGATCGCGCATGCTGTACATGACGGCTCCTATCGCGACGGGTGCGCTGAAGACAATTCGCACGAACGTTGTTGGCAGCGGCTTGAGCTTGAATTCTCAGATCGACGCCGGATTTCTCGGCATGTCGGATGAGGAAGCAAGCGATTGGGAAGCCAATACCGAGCGTGAATGGCGCTTGTGGGCGGATAGCGTGATGTGCGACGTAGAACGACGCCAGAACTTTTATCAGCTCCAGTCGCTTGTCATGCTGTCAACGTTGATGAGCGGCGACTGTTTTGTCATTACGCCGATGATTCGTCGCGTTGGCTCGGTGTACGACCTTCGTGTCGGGATCATCGAAGCCGATCGCGTTTGCAACCCGAAGGACAACCTTGAGGCCCTGAAGAAAAACATTCTTGGGGGCATTGAGGTCGGTAAGTACGGAGAGGCCATTGCAGTCTATGTCGCTAATCGACACCCTGGAGCTACTGCACGTTCGACGGACACGCTTGAGGTGAAATGGAGCAGAGTGCCGATCTTCGGTGATCGTACAGGTCGACGCAACGTCCTGCACATCATGACCGATGTCGAGCGTCCTGCTCAGCGAAGAGGCGTCCCGATTCTTGCGCCTGTCATTGAAGAGCTCAAGCAGTTGAAGCGCTACAGCGATGCTGAGCTGATGGCCGCAGTGATCAGCGGCATGTTCACGGTTTTCGTGACGACGCCTTCGCCTGACGAGAGCGGCCTTTTCGGCGGCGGTGGCGGCCTTCCCGCCATGCAGCGCATCGATCCCGATCCGCAGGCATACGAGCTCGGAAACGGCGCGATTGTGCAGCTTGCCGAAGGCGAGAAGGTGGAGATTGCCGATCCGAAGCGCCCGAGTGTGGCGTTTGACGGATATGTGCAGGCGGTATGTCGGCACATCGGCGCGGCGCTCGAGATTCCGTATGAACTGTTGCTGAAACATTTCACGTCTAGCTACTCGGCCAGCCGAGCCGCGCTGCTCGAGGCGTGGAAGATGTTCCGCATGCGAAGGGAATGGCTCGTCAGTTCGTTTTGTCAGCCGGTTTACGAAGAGTGGCTGGCGGAGGCGGTCAGCAAGGGACGCATTAATGCACCGGGCTTCTTTGCCGATCCTGCAATTCGCGCGGCTTGGTCAGGCGCTGAATGGCACGGCGATGCACAGGGTCAGCTCGATCCCCTGAAAGAAGCGAATGCCGCTGTCATTCGTGTACAGAACGGCTTCTCGACGATCAGTCGTGAGGCGGCTGAGATGACAGGCATGCGGATGGATTCAATTGTGCGGACGCGCGCACGAGAGGAAGCGCTTTTGAAGTCCGCAGGGTTGAATGCAGCGGGCGGCACACTTCCGGTGGAAGAGGAGAAGGAGGAAAAGGATGAATAAGTTTTGGAACGTAAAGAGCGACGATACGAGCAAGGTCGCAAAACTCGACCTGTTCGGGTATGTCGGCGGCTCTAAGGATGATCCGTGGGGGAAAGGCTTCAACGAAGCTGAGTTTCTTGAGGATTTCCGTCGCATCCCGGAGGCTGCGGATCTTGAGATTTCGATCAACAGCTTTGGCGGCGCGGTGTACACGGGCTTGTCGATCTATTCGCTTCTCAAGGCGCACAAGGGCTCGATCACCTTCCGCATCGATGGCGCGGCCATGAGCGCGGCCACGATCATCACGAGCGTGCCGAACGCGAAGGTCATCATGCCCAAGGGTTCGATGATGATGATCCACAAGGTCAGCTCCGGTGTCTGGGGCGACACGGACGACATGCGAAAGATGGCGGACGACATGGAGAAGCTTGAAGACAACATCGTCGTCATCTATGCCGAGAAGTCCGGGCGCTCGGTCGAAGAGATTAAAGAAAAGATGAACGCGACGACTTACTTCAACGCTGAAGAGGCAGTGGCGTTCGGCTTGGCTGATGAGGTCGACGAAACGGTTAAGGTGCACAACTCTGCCGTCGGCGGCTTCGTCAACATGAACGGCCTGAAGGTTGAAGCGAAGTATTTCAGCGGCATGCCTCAGGCTTTTTTCGAAGCGGAAACGCCTAAGGCGGCCGCAGTCAATAAGGAGGTCCGTATGGATCTTGAAACTTTGAAGGCGGACTACCCCGACCTAGTCGAGGCGATCCGCAAGGAAGCACGTGATGAAGGCGCAAAGGCCGAGCGTAGTCGAATGAAGGACATTGAAGACTGTGCCCTTCCCGGCTACGAGCAGCTTGTCGCTGAAGCCAAGTACGGCGAAAAGACGATGACGGGGGCGGAGTTGGCCGTCGCAATCGTCAAGGCCGAAAAGGCAACCGGCAAGCGTCGAATCACGGACACGGCGGAAGACGCCGATTGCCTGAACGGCATTACTGAAGATGCAGGAAACCTTCACGGTGTCGATCTTCCGGGCGAAGTCAATCAGGAGGCGCTTGATCGAATCATCGCCGCTGGTGCTCGCGGTTTCGAAAAGAAGTAAGGAGAGTTTTTATGCTCGCACAGGAAAAGTACACGACGACGGCAGACAACCTTTTTGCCGCGTCTCAGATGATGCCGGTAGTCGCCGATGCGATGACGGTGAAGGCTTCGCAGGGTGCTCTCAAGCGTGGTGCCCTTCTCGATGCGACGGGTACGCTCTGCACGGTCGATGCCGGCAAGACCACGATTTCCGAGGTCTATGCCGTTCTCGCTGAGGACGTTGATACGACGGATGGCGCTGTTGAGGCCGCCGTTTATCTCACCGGTGAATTCAACGAAAACGCTCTCAGCTTCAAGCCTGACAACGATGCCCTCGTGAGCGATTTCAAGGCTTCCGCTCGCAAGGTCTGCATCTTCTTCAAGCCGGCCATCTAAGGAGAAATACGCTATGGATATGTTTACTACCCGCACCATGTTGGGCATGATCGAGGCCGGTAAGAAGTCGAATCACACTTGGCTTCGCGATCGCTACTTCGCTTATCGCCCGACGTTCAACACGCAGAAGATTGATTTCGACATCGTTGGCATGGGCGGCCGCAAGATCGCTCCGTTCGTCAACCCGAAGGTCGGCGGCATCGTGCTCGAGCGCGAAGGCTATGCGACGTACAGCTTCGAAGCGCCGGAACTCTCTCCGATGCGCGTCACGACTGCTGAAGACATGCTCAAGCGCCTTCCGGGCGAGACGATCTACTCCGGCAAGTCTCCGAGCGAACGTGCTGCCGAAATCCTCGGCCGCGATCTTTCTGAGCTCGACGACATCATCACGCGTCGCGAAGAAGCCATGTGCGCCGAAGCGCTCTTCACCGGCAAGGTGACTGTAAAGGGCGAGGGATACGACGAAGTGATCGACTTCTGGGGCAGCATCGGTGAAGGCGAAAAGCCGACGACGACTCTCACGAAGAAGTGGGACGCCACTGATGTAACGGCAAAGGACATTCTTGCCGACCTTCGCACAATCAAGCGCACGATGGTCAAGAACGGCGGCTTTACGCCTCGGGAAATGATCCTCGGATCCAAGGCATACGACGTCGTGATGGAAAAGCTTATTGCCGACCAGGTGCTCGACAATCGTCGTGTCGATCTTGGCTTCGTCAAGCCTCAGGAGTTGCCGAACGGCGTGTCTTACATGGGTCACCTGAATGAGGTTGATCTGGACATTTACTCTTACGACGAGTGGTACATCGACGAAGCCGGCAAGGAGCACCCGATGGTGCCCGAAAAGGCCTGCCTGCTCGCGTCTCCGAACACGAAGACGATGCTCGCTTACGGCGTTGTCGCGCTTGCCGGCGACGAGCAGGTGCGTTTCTACGAAGGTGCTCGCGTGCCTGATTCTTGGGTTCAGCGAGCCAACCCCTCCGGTCGAGTGGTTCAGATCAAGAGCCGTCCGCTCCCTGTCATTCAGCAGGTCAACGGCTTCCACCTGATCAACTGCCTGTCCTAGTCCTAATAAACGGTGAGGGAGGTGGTTCGCCATCTCCCTCTTGGAGGGAAAGATGCAAATCGAAATTCTTCAGAGCGTTTTGTACGAGCGCACGCGATACGCCACCGGCGAGATCGTTGACGCAGACGATGCGATGGCCGATGCACTTTTTGGTGCTGGCCTTGCCCGCGCCTGCGGTGTTGTCGAAACGGCTAAGCCAACTCCGCCGTCGGTCAAGCAGACGAAGGCTGCTACCACAAGGAAGCCCAAGCGCTCCGGCATTGATGCGGCCTTCGCCGACATGTCGGAGGTGTCCGATGGCGATTGACTACAAGAAGCAGTTCAAGGCAGACGTCTCAAAGACGTTTCTTGATCCGCGCATCTTCGCGGAGTGGCACGAGATACAAGGTCGTCGCATTGTCGCCTTGCTTGATGTGATTCAGACGCAGGATGACGACGGCTACCGAATCGGCGTATTCGTCAACAGGCTGAAGGTGTATGTACGAACTGAAGACATGGACCCTGCTCCTGTCGAAGACGAGCTGATCGTCATTGACGGCCACGAGTATTACGTTCGGTCTGTTTCTGATGAAGACGGCGTACTTGTGATGCTTTGTCAGAAGGCGAGCCAATGAAATACGTTTTCAGCTTTGGCGGAAAGCGTCACGAGAAAGAGATTGATCGTGCGCAGGCATTGCTCGCGGGAGTCCCCGGCGGCATTCAGCGTGCACTCATGCGCTCGATCAATCGGGCACTGTCATCCGGTCGAACAACGGTTGGACGAGAAGTCGCCAAGCAATATTACATCGATCCTCGCGACGTGAAGAAGACGGTTACTTTTAACCGAGCAACGAGAACGCGCCTTGACGGTCAGATGATCAGTACAGGCGAGCGAAACGAGTTGCGTGACTATCTGCATAAGCCGAGCGATGAAAGCACCACTGGCGCTAACAGGAAGCCAGTAAGAGTTTTCATCAAGAAAGGTGGAGCAGAAAGTTCGTTAGGTCGAGCGTTCAAGTTCAACAATCACATCTTTGCTCGTAACGGTCGCAAGATCACGGCGAGCCGTGGGTGGCACAAGGGCAAGGTGGTTGAGCAGATTGAAAAGCCAACTGGTCCATCCGTTCCCCAGATGGTAGGTAATCAGTCAGTTGTTGAGGTGGTTAGCGAAAAGATGGGAGCGGCCTTTGACAAACAGTTGGAAAAGGAAATTTCTGCTGTTCTCAAAGATAAGTAGGAGAACCAATGGTTGAAAACAATCTTTGTCAAGCAATCCGAGTACTGGTTCAGGACGCTGTGAAGGACTTGCTCCTTCCGACGCAGCCGAAAAGTCCGAAGGACGAGCCTAGCTTTCGAGAGCCTCAGGTGGTCAACAACTACCTGCCGCCAAAACGCTCTGGTGAAGCCCTTGACTTCCCTTTTGTTCTGGTCCGCGCTGAGCGAGGCTCGAGCAATCAGGATCAGACGACGGTATCAGTCGCGCTTGTCATCGGCGTCTACTGCCAAAACGGGCTTGATGGTGCTCGTGAAGGCCACGAGCATTGCTTGAACGTTATGGAAAGGATCCGCCTCAAGCTGATGTCCTTGCCGGGGTTGATCCTTGCCGGGCGCTATCAGCTTCGAGGTGATGTTACGTGGACGCTTCCGACTGATCAGCCTTTCCCCTTTTACCAGCTTGACATGGAGACTGAATGGCTTTTTAGGTCACCAGTCACGGTCATGGAGGATTTCTGATGGCAAAAGCCAAAGCCAGTCCGATGATTTACGTCGGTCCAGACCTGCCCGGTGGTGTGCTGAAGCGATACACGGTTTTTCGCGGAGGCTATCCGCCGCATATTCAGGAACTCAGAGATAAGAGCCCGTCGCTGTGCGGGCTTTTTGTTTGTCTGGGCGAGTTGGCCGCTGCGCGTCAACGCGTTCAGAAGCAGGGTGACCTGATGAATACACTTTCCAAGCAAATTTTGAAGGAGATCTGACGATGGCCTATAAGCATGGTGTTATCGTTTCTGAAGTGCCGACTACGGTGCTTCCTCCGGTCGAGGTGTCCGCGGCCATCCCGATCGTTTTTGGCACGGCTCCTGTCAACATGACGGATCCGACCTGCGTGAATAAGCCGGTTCTGGCGTATTCCTACGACGAAGCTGTGGCCGCACTCGGTTATGTTCCGCCGGCTGAGCAGGGGGGTGTCAAGAAGCACGCTTTCACGCTCTGCGAAGCGATCAAGTCGCAGTTTGCGCTTTTTGCCGTCTCGCCGATCATTCTTGTGAATGTGCTCGATCCGAAGACGCATAAGACCGCAGCTACGACGCAGACCGTTACGCTTGACGCTAAGACCGGGCAGGCTGTGGTCGCTGAAGCGGGCATTCTCCCCGACTCTGTGACGATTACTCCGTCGAGCGCTTCTGCTTACGTCAAGGATACGGACTATGTCTTGTCTTTCGACGGCGACGGCAACCTTGTCGTAGCTTCTCTTACCGAGCCTGGCGGCACCTTCAAGTGCACGACCGGAGAGGCTCTTACCTTCGCCGCGCAGAAGCTTGATCCTACCGCCGTTAAAGAAGACGCGATTGTCGGCGGTGTTGACGTCTCCGGCAACAAGAGCGGCCTCGAGCTTGTCGACGAGTGCTTCCCGCGCTTTGGCATTGTGCCGGGCACGATTGTTGCGCCGGGGTTCTCCAGCAAGCCCGAGGTGGCAGCCGTGATGGCCGCCAAGGCAACGAGCATCAACGACTACTTCCGTGCCATCTGTCTGATCGACATTCCAACTGAAAAGGTTAAGGCTTACACGGATGTTGCGAAGTGGAAGACCGACAACAACATCACCGATCGCATGCAGGTCGCTTGTTGGCCCATGGTCTCTCTTGATGGCACGGTCTACAACATGAGCTCTCAGCTCATGGCGCTTCTCGCAAAGGTTGACGCTGAAAACGACGATACGCCGTATGTTTCTCCGTCCAACAAGGGCTTCAAGATGACCGCGGCTGTTCTCGAAGACAGCACGGAAGTTTGGCTCGGTCCGGACAACGGCGAATACCTGAACGGTCAGGGCGTTGTGACCGCTCTCAACTTCATGGGCGGTTGGAAGTGTTGGGGCAACCGAACCGCGGCCTATCCGGCGACGACGGACGTGAAGGACTCCTTCATCTGCATCCGTCGAATGTTCAACTGGATTGGCAATACGCTGACGCAGACCTTCTGGCAGAAGCTTGATGCACCTGCCAACCGTCGACTTATCGACACGGTCATCCTGTCCGCGAATGTCTGGCTCAACGGCCTAGCCGCTCGTCAGTACATCCTCGGTGGTCGAGTCGAGTTCCTCGAGTCAGAGAACCCGGTTACGAGCATGATGGACGGGAAGTTCTGCTTCCACGTCTATGTGACGCCGCCGTCTCCGGCACGTGAAATTGACTTCGTGCTCGAGTACGACGTGAACAACCTGACCACGCTTTACAACTAATGAGGTGAAATATGGCTGGAACGAATAATGTGCCTGAGCGCCTCGTCGCCTTCCGCGTGTACAGCGAAGGAAACGACTGCCTCGGGACTGCTACCGTGACGCTGCCGAACGTTGAACCGATGACTGATACGGTTAGCGGCGCGGGTATTGCCGGCGAGATCGATACGCCGATCATGGGGCATTTCGGCTCTATGACGGTCTCCCTTCAGTGGCGAACGATTGAGCCGAATGCTGTGAAGCTTGCGGCGTTCAAGTCTCATACGCTTGACATCCGCGGTTCGCAGCAGGTCTACGAAGCTGCGAGCGGCAAGTACAAGACCGTGCCTGCTCGACTTGCGCTCAAGGCTCTGCCGAAGTCGATCAACCTCGGCTCCTTTGAGACGGGCTCGACGACCGACAGCGAAACAGAACTTGAGGTCTCCTATCTCAATCTCTACCTTGACGGGAAGAGCGTTATGGAGATCGACAAGTTCAACTATGTCTGCAAGATCGGCGACGAGGACATGCTCGAAACTGTCCGCAAGGATCTTGGCCTCGCGTAATTAAGCACTGCCGGGAGGGTTCGCTCTTCCGGCTTTTTTCTTTAAGGAAAAGCAAAAATGAAGATTCCGTTCTCGAAGCCTTACAACTTTGAAGGCAAGGAATATAAGGACCTTGAGATCGACTTTGATGCCATTACGGGGCGTGAGGTTTCTCAGGCAAAGCGCGACTTCTTCCGTGCTGGAAACTTTGCCAGCTCGAACGTTCTTCAAGCGGACGTTGATTTCTGCGTCTATCTTGCCGCGAAGGCAGCCAAGTTGCCGATCGAGTTCATGGAAGGCCTGCCGGCAAAGGATTACCTTGCTGTGTCTACGATGACTGCAAGTTTTTTGCTCATGTAGGCCTCGGCGGCAAGTTTGACGTTGAGGAGCGGTTGATGCTCGTCTGCCTGCGCCTGCGGTCACACGCGGGCGGGTCTGTTCTTGATTGGATGTCAATGCCGATCACGGAGCTTGGACATTGGAACCGCGTGGTACAGCAGGACTTGAAGGAACGCGAGAGTAGGCAAAAAGGGTAAACGGCGATACAATGAATTATTATCATTGCGTTTTCGCTGGGCCGCCATGGATAAATTTATCGATCGCCGTACTAAAGAACTGGATGAAATCATGCAACGCGAAGACAAAACCAATCTCGAAAGGGATATGGCGTTGCATTTCCTTGGCACAGCCGGTCTTGGCTATGTTAAGGGGTACCTTGGGGCCATGAAACTCATCATCCTGAGTGTTGTTTTGTCAGTTGTGTGTGGGGTGATTCTCGCGCTGTTCGAATGATTGCCTAACGCTGTCTGTGGACTGGAAGCTCGTCAAGAAATTGGCGGGCTTTTTTTATTGGGGAATAAAAAATGGCAGGGGTTGAACACAGTTTGACTTTCAAGTTGGCAAGCCAGCTATCTTCGACATTCCCTCAGGCTTTTCGCTTCGCTGGCGGAACGATTCAGGAGCTGTCCGCCACAATGGCTTCTCTCGAAGCTGAGGCGTCTAAGACTGGCGCTTTCCTCAAGCAACGAAAAGCTGTAAAGGGTGCTTTGTCGACTTATCAAGAGGCAAAGAAAAAACTGGATGCTCTTGAAAGTTCGATTTCGCAAGTTGGTGTTCCGACAAAGAAGATGGCAGCCGCGCATCTAAAGGCGAGCGAGGCTGTAAAGCAATGCGAAGTTAAGCTGGAGCACGAAAAGCGGGTGCTAAAGGGCCTGCCAGTTGATGCTAGAGCCGCGTCTAAGACAATCGAGGCTCTAGAGGAAAGCCAAAAGTCACTTGCAGGCCAAATAGACGAAACCAAAGAGAAGATCAAGCGCCAGCAAAACGCCTTTAAGAACTTTGATGCGGCCTCAGGGAAAATTACCATGGCCATAGGCTCGTTTAGGGCCGTTGGTGGTGCAGTTTCGTCCGTGAAATCCGCCATTGAAGGACCGGTTCAGGCGTCAATGAAGATGGAAGATGCAATGGCTGATTTGGCTAAAGTATCTGACTTCACGCCTGAAGGTTTGGCTGAGATGCAGAGAAAGCTCGAGAAAATGAGCTTGACCATTCCGATGAGCGCAGACGGTTTGGCACAGATTGCCGCCGCGGCCGCGGGGGCAGGCGTTGCTCAAGATGAGCTTCTCGGCTTTACTGAGCAGGCGGCAAAGATGGCTGTCGCCTTCGACATGACAGCAGAACAAGCGGGCACGATGATGGCGAAGTGGCAAAGCGGTATGAAGCTCACGATGTCGCAGACATACGCGCTCGCTGATGCGGTCAACGGGTTGAGCAACAACAATGCTGCACTTGCAAACCAGATCGGCGATACGGTTCAGCGATATGGCGCTTTGGGTAAGGTAGCTGGCCTTTCCGAAAAGCAGACTGCCGCATTGGCTGCGTCGCTGATTGCATCAGGCGCATCGAGCGAGACCGCTGCAACTGGCATGAAGGCGTTTATGGGAACCCTTGCCAAGGGTGCTCAGCTTTCAGAAAGGCAACAGGCCGCGCTTGCCAACATCGGTATTCCTGATGTAAAGCAGTTGCAAAAGGATCTTCAAAAAGATGCCGCCGGAACGATCGTAAAGGTTCTCGAGGGCTTGAACGGCCTGTCGGAAGAGAGGCGAACGATGTACCTCAATGTGCTGTTTGGCGAAACAGGCAGTGAGGCTCTTGGTCCTCTTCTTCAAAACCTTGATGCTGTGAAGAAGAACTTCGATTACGTGGCCGATGAGGCCAATACTGCGGGGTCAATGGAAAAGGAGTTTGAGGCTCGGTCCAAAACAACGTCTAATTCTCTGGTCCTTCTGAAGAACTCTGCGGACTACGTTGCTCGAGCGTTTGGCGATCAGTTCTTGGGGCCGATTCGAAGAACGGCGCTCTATATGGGCGACCTTGCGGAAGTGGCCGGTTCTTGGGTTCGAGAGAACTCAGCGTTGGTTAAGTCTGTTTTGAAGTGTGCGGCTGTTTTGGGCGGGTTGGTAACCGCTGGCATTGCATTGAAGGGCGTCATGTATGCCGCCTCGGCAGTGATGGATGTCTGGCGCGGGTTGTGTGTGTTCAGCTCTCTCGCCATGAAAACGACAATGGTCGTAGGAAACGCTCTTGCAATGACCGGGCGACTTATCGGCGGAGCTTTTTCGTTTGCTGGAAAAACGCTGAAGGGCATTGCATGGGGTGCCAGCAAGGTAGCGATGTTGGCTTGGCGTGCGGCCTGTGTCGCCACAAGCACGGCAATTGAGGCTTCGACGGTGCTTATCAAGCTGTTTGGTGGCGCTTTGCGGTTTGCGTTTGCCAATCCGGTCGGCCTGGCTGTGACCGCATTGGCTGGGCTTGTAGCGGGTGGCGTTGCGCTGTACAAAAACTTTGACGTTGTTAAAGAGAAGGTGGACGCTCTTCAAGCGGCATTCACTCAAAAGTTTCCCGGCATCACGAAGGTCGTTCAGTTGGCTTTTTCTGGCATTCAAAAAACCTTTGTAATGGGGCAGGAAAAGTTTGAACAGCTGGTCGGGTGGGTCGACGGAATCTTTCTTACCAAATGGGGTTCCGTATGGCAGCGCGTTCAAGATTCGTTCGCTCAAATCTTCGGCGGGCTGAGCGGGTTGATCAAGGCACCGATTAACAGCGTAATCGGGCTTGTAAACGATGCTCTATCGAAGCTGAACGGTCTGAGCATTGAGCTACCGACGATGCTCGGCGGAGGGACTGTCGGGTTCAACATCCATGAGATTCCTCAGCTTGCCGACGGCGGTGTTGTGTCATCTCCTACGCTTGCGATGATCGGTGAAGGCCGAGAGCCTGAGGCCGTGATGCCGCTCTCGAAGCTCGATGCCGCAACATCCAGTAGCTCTACCGTTGTCAACTTCTCGCCCGTGATCAACATCACCGGCGGAAGCGCGGATACATATGCCGACGTGAAGCGGGCGCTTGACGAAGGCCGCAGATCGTTTGAGCGTGAGTTTGATCGGATGATGCGGGATCGAAACCGCTTGTCTTTCGCGTAAGGAGGAATGATGAAGTCATATACGACTGTCTCTATGGACACGTGGGACATCATCTCCAAGAAGGTCTACGGCGATGAGCACTTCATCGACAAGCTGATCGCCGCAAACATCCGGTACAGGAAAGTCGTCATCTTCTCTGCCGGCATCGTCCTCTCGGTACCCGAGGTTGATGTATCGCCGACGAGCGACGAGGGCCTGCCCGTCTGGAAGAGGTTGAAGCATGACTGATCCTCGAGAGACACAACTTACTTTGCTCTTCACAGAGTCGAAGACGGATGCGACGACCGACATCATGCCTGATCTTCTCTCCTTTTCGTATGACGACAGGGAGGCTGATCAGGCGGATGAAATCTCGCTGACGGTCAAGGACGAGAAGGGCAAGTGGGCGGGGTCTTGGAAACCTGATGGCGGCGAGACAATTCGAGCCTACATCAAAGGGTCGACCTGCCCGAAGCTTTTCTGCGGGAAGTTCTACGTCGACTCGATGCGGGTAAGCGGCTCTCCGAGAGTTTGCGAAATCCGTGCCGTGTCGATACCTCTGAAGGCTCCGATTCGACGCCGACTGGTGACGAAGGCTTGGGAGAACTACACCCTCAAGGGCATCTTGAAGGAGATCGCGGCGAAGGCGGAGATTTACTTCTACTTCGAGGTTGAGGAGGATCCTGAGTATGACCGACTTGACCAGAAGGAAGAGAGCGATCTCGCTTTCCTGTCCCGTCTCTGTCAGGACGCGGGTTTGTCGATCAAGGTTACCGACGACACGATTGTGATCTTCGATCAATCGCGCTACGAGAAGATGGAGCCTGTCTGCGAGGTTGAGCTGGGAGTGTCGGACGTCCTGTCTTGGGATTTTCAGACAACTCAATCGGACACGTACAAGAGCTGCGTTGTTTCTTGGCGAGACATCAAAAAGAAGAAGCGCAAGTCCGCTGGCGGCTATAACCTCGATTTGGAAAAGCCTTCGGATAAGCCGCCGACGAAGTACAACATCGACCTCGAGAAGATCGACAACTCGAATGCGTCGAAAAACCCGGCGGTCAATACGTATGTCTACGTCGACCCAGATGCCGATGTCAACGGCCAGGAGTACAAGCTTAAAAGGCGCGTGACTTCTAGGGCCGAGGCCGAGCGTGTGGCAAAGGCTACGCTTCGCCGCTTGAATCTTCGGAGCGTTACCGGCTCGATGACGCTTGTTGGAGATACGCGGCTCGTTGCAGGCATCGTGATCGAGGTGAAGGGCTTCGGGAGCTTTGACGGAAACTTCTTCATCGAGTCAGCCTCGCACAGCATGAGCGAGTCCGGCTACGTGACGACGATTAACGTCCGTCGGGTGAATAACAAGTATTAGGGTGAGTGATGGAAACAGACACTATTCGTATCGGTGAAGTCGTCTCGATCGATCCGGTTGCCTGCACTTGCCGCGTCGTCTTTGATGACGACGACAGCCTGAACTCTTATGACTTGCCGGTCATGCAGAGGTGCTCGTATGACAATCACGACTACCAGATGCCGGACATTGGTGAAGACGTAGTGGTGGCCTTTCGGCGTGGAGGCGAAGAGGACGGCATCGTTCTCGGCTCTTTCTATGCGGGTGAGATTACGCCGCCCGAGTCCAGTCCTGAGAAGCGCACTGTTGTCTTCAAGGATGGGACGCGATTCAGCTACGACCGAGAAGCGCACGAGCTGACGATGACGATTGAGGGAACGGAGATTGTTTACAACCGCAAAACGGGAACGATCACTGTGCCCGATACGATCACGGTCAACTGCACTGACGCGGTTGTGAACGCCTCCAGCTCGATAACCTTCAACTCTCCAAAGTCGACGTTCACTGGTGACGTGATCATCCAGAAGACGCTAACGGTCACGGGGCTGATCTCTGGCTCTGGCGGCTTCACGGTGACGGGCGGCTCGGGCGTCAAGGCCACGGGCAACATCGAGTTGATCGGCTCAATGAACGCTTCGCAGGATGTCGTCGCGGGTGGCATCAGTGTGATGTCTCATACCCACACGGCTCCGCACGGTGAGACGAGCGGTCCGCACTGACAAGGCGAGCCAAAAAAAAATAACCCCACGGGGCGGGCAATCCTCGTAGGGCTTTTTTTGATCGAAAGGTATGAAAGATCAATGAAAGATATTTTACCGCAAAACTTCTACCGGTTAATGGAGAAGCTGTTTCAAAAGGATAGGCCGACGATGGAAATCAAGATTTTGCGATGGGCGTTCGCTCTAGGCCTCAGCCAGATATTGCTTGTCTGCGCGACCGCTTTCACAGCATGGGGACTCAACTATGTCGTTGGTGTTTTGGGGGCGCTATGGCCGGTGTGACTGGACTGTTTGGAAATATTCCGTTCGTGACCTCCTCGGCCGTCTGTTTGACTTTCAAAGACTTGAAGGTCGAGCGTTCGACGCGGTGGGCTACGCACGAAGTGATAGGTAAGAAGCCGGTTGTCGAATATGTCGGACCAGGTCTAGCGTCGGTGAGCTTCACGATTCAACTCAACTCGCTTCTCGGTATGCCGCCGATTGCGGTTCTGAAGGGGTTGCAGATGCTGATGGAGAAGAAGGAAGCGCAGCGGCTTTTGATCGGCCCGGACTACTTGGGCAAGTTTGTCATTGAGTCCGTTTCGGAAGACCGCAAGGAACATACGAACCTCGGCATTCCCGTTAGCGGATCCGTGACGATCACGCTCAAGGAGGTCGGTGATGGCTAAGTATCGAGTAGGTCAGCAAAGCATTGACGTTGACTTTGCGCCAGAAGGCGTGATGGAGATCCTGCAGAACGTTCGAACAATTCTTGCCACGCGCAAGGGTTCCGTTCCGCTCGACCGCGACTTCGGTATTTCGTGGGACAACGTAGACCAGTCGCTTCCCGCTGCAAAGATGCTGATGCGTTCTGAGGTGATAGACGCCATTGAGCGATATGAGCCGAGAGCAAAGGTGACCAGCGTTGATTTCGCAGAGGATGTTGAAGGCGCAATGGACGGCGTGCTGAAGCCGATCGTGACTGTACAAATAGGAGGTGAGTGATGGCAGAAGCATTGCCCAGATGGGGGCTGAAGGACATCAGTTTTCTGACGACGGATGCGACGGCGCTAGAGGCTGAAATCATCACCGCATTCGAGAAGGCCAGCGGAAGAACATTGGCGGCGGGTGATCCTGTCCGCCTTTTTCTTTTGTCACTCACGGCCATTATCGTGACGCAGAGAAGCGCAATTGACGCGGCCGCGAAGCAGAACTTGTTGTCCTATGCGCAAGGAAGCTATCTCGATGCGCTAGGGCTTCTGCTGAACGTTGAGCGTTTGGCGGAGAGCAAGGCCGTGACGACAATGCGATTCACGCTTTCGCGAGCGCTAGGCGAGGTCGTGACAATTCCATCCGGCACTGAGGTGACAAACGGCACGGTGACGTTTGCTACTACTCAGGATCTGGATATCCCTGTCGGATCTTTGACTGGTGACGTGCAGGCGGAGTGTACGAGCTCCGGTCCTGCCGGCAACGACTTCTTGGCCGGACAGATCAACGTCATCGTCAAGCCGCAGACTTTCGTCGCTTCGGCCGAGAATGTCACGATCACGTCAGGCGGCGCATCGGCTGAGAGTGACCTTGACTATGCGAATCGAATCCGACTTGCGCCGAACTCATTCAGCGTCGCGGGACCGGAGAAGGCGTATATCTTCCATGCGAAGAGCGTGAGCTCGGCCATCATCGACGTATGCATTGACTCGCCGACGCCCGGACAGGTGGACGTCTATGCGCTTCTTAAGGGCGGTGAGCTTCCATCTCGCGAGACGCTCGAGCAGATCGAAGCAAGGTTGCGCGATGGCGAGATTCGGCCGCTGACAGACTATGTCCGAGTGCTTTCGCCCGCCGCTGTGAACTATGAGATTCAGGTCGACTACTGGATTTCGAAAGAAGATCAGTACAAGGCCGCAGAGATCAAGGCCTTGGTCGAGAACGCGGCTGTTGCATACAAGTCGTGGCAGCAGGCAAAGATCGGACGCGACATTACGCCTGAAAAGTTGACGCAACTGATCGTAGCCGCAGGCGCTTGTCGCATTGATTCTGCGACTCAGAAGCCTGCAGTGTTCAAAGCGTTGACACGCAGTCAGGTCGCGCAGTGCACGAAGCTGACGGTCAATTACAAGGGATTGAAGGATGAGTAAGGAGCTAGATAAGACAAGCTTGCTCGACCTGCTGCCGGACTCGATCTCGAAGGATTCGGACGTGTCGGCCGCCGCTAAGGCGCTAGACATTCCGCTTCGTGAGATGACTGGTGTTCTCGATCTTCCGTCGATTTACGTGAGCATCGACAGCCTGACATCCGAGCAGCTCGATCATTTGGCGTACTCGTGGGACGCAAGCGTCTGGCGCGATTCTTGGCCGATTGAGCTGAAGCGCTCGATCGTAAAGCAGGTCGTTCAGGAGAAGCGAAAGAAGGGAACGCGAAAGGCCGTTGAGGAGGCTGTTGAGGCTCTTGGTTCTGCGGCGACGATCAAGGAATGGTGGGAGCAGACGCCGAAAGGCACGCCGCACACCTTCACGATCTATGCCTCCCTCGGCCAGATCGACGGGACGCTGGAGAGCGAGATGCAGGAAGACTTGATCGCTCTGATCAATGACGCAAAGCCTGTGCGATCGCACTTTGACTTCGTTGTCGTCAAGAACCTCCTTGGCCGAATCGGGTGGCACGGCTCCGTGCGCCCGGTGGCGTATGCGCGTATCAGGTCAGAGCTGATGACAAACACCGAGTACATATCGACGCTGGACGTGAGTCTTGCGTTTAGAACGCTGACTGAGCATTGCTTTATCGGCGTAGCGAAATAGGAGTAAACGATGGATTTTGTGTTGACAACGGCAGGGCTTCAGGCGCTGATCAACGTCTCTGAAACTGGGACAAACGCCGTAGAGCTGACGCATATCGGCATAGGCTCAGGCAAGTACACGCCGACGAAGGCGCAGACGGCGTTGCAGAGTCAGATCAAGACTCTTCGAATCATCGAAGGCGGTCAGGCAGGAGATAACGCGATTCATGTCGCTGCACGTGATGCCGACGCTGTGACGTATGAGGCTTTTGAGGTCGGCATCTTTACGTCGACCGGTACGCTCTTTGCCGTGACTTCTCAGACGACGCCGATCATCCAGAAGACTGCGGCCGCCACTGCACTTCTCGCGTTTGACTTGAAGATTGTCGGAGCGGAGGCTAAGGCGATTACGTTCGGCGACGTGACGTATCAGTTCACAGCAGGAACAACAATTCGCCCTGGTATCGTTGAGCTCGCAACAGCTGATGAAGTGATCGCCGGCACGGATACGCTTCGAGTTGTGACACCTAATGGGCTGTCGAAGCGAACGGCTACGACTGCGCGAACTGGGATTATCCGGCTTGCGTCGGATGCTGAAGCGAAGACCGGAACGGACGCGGTAAAGGCGATCACGCCTGCAACGATGAAGGCCGCGCTTCTCTCGACCTACAAATCGACAACGGAAGCTGTTGACGCAGGAACGAACGATACTTCGTTCATAACGCCCAAGAGTATTCGTACGCTTGAGGCGAACGTGTCTCGACGAGGCTTGATTCAAGTTGCCAGTGACGAAGACATCCGCGCCGGTACTGCAACGGACAAGGCCGTTACGCCAAAACAGCTTGCAGATTCGCTTGTCGGTATCGTGCCGATTGCGGCTGAAGACACCGCAGGTGCGATTCGCATCGCATCGCCGACCGAGGCCGCTGAAGGCGTTGTTTCGGACGCGGCCGTGACGCCTGCAACAGCAAAGACGCTCGTCGACGAAAGGGCTTGCACGGTCGCGGAAGCTAAGGTTGGTACGGAAAACAAAAAGTTTTTGACGCCTGCTGCACTTGCTGGACTGAAGGCAAGCAACGAGGAGGCGATCGCAGGTGTGGCGACGAATGTTTTCATAACGCCGGCCGCGCTCAAGGCCGCCATCGACGCCGCAGTGGCGCAGGCGCTAAACGCTTAGGAGTAGAACTATGTCAAATACAGACACCATCGTGATCACCGCGGCAGGTCTGGCAGAAATCATCAATGCAGAGCACAACGGTACGGCTCCTGTTCTGATTAATGAAATCGGTTACGGAACGGGGCAGTACACGGCAACGGATAGCCAGACCGCGCTGAAGAAAGAGTTCAAGCGCTTGAGCTCTCTATCAGGCGGCGCGGTCGGGGATCAGACGATTCATGTCACGGCTCTGGACGCAAGCGCAGACAGCTACACCGTCTACGAAATCGGTCTTTTTACCGACAAGGGAACGCTTTTTGCGGTCTACTCGCAGACTGTGCCGATTTTGCAGAAGGCGTCTCAGTCTCAGAGTCTGCTCGCTGTCGACATCATTGCTTCGGCGTTCGACGCAACGAGCATTGTGTTCGGCGATACGAACTTTCACAATCCGCCTGCTACGACATCGACGCTTGGCGTTGTCGAGCTGGCGACTGACGCCGAGGTGCTTTCAGGTGCGGATGCTTCTCGAGTTGTGACGCCTGCTACTTTGTCGAAGCGCGTAGCGACGACTGGCCGAACGGGCCTCATTAAGTTGGCAACGTCAGCAGAGGTTGCGGCGGGAAAAGACAACACGAAGGCCGTGACGCCTCTCGCGCTTCTTTCGGCTTTCCAGAAGTCGCACGAAGACTCAGGCTATCAGCGTTTGCCGAACGGTCTGATCATCCAGTGGGGAAAGGGCTTTGTAGCGCGAGACGGCTCGACGAAGCTTCTCTTCCCGGTCGCTTTCCCGAAGAAGTGCTCTGTCGTGCTTGCTGAGTCGACAGAGACGCTTCCATTAGCCGTGTCCGTGAAGTCTCGGACGCGAGGGAACTTTGATCTTGTGCACGACGGCAACGGCGGGGCGAATGTCGCTTGGCTTGCGGTTGGCTTCTAGGAGATAGGTATGGCTTACTACTACAGCGCGTCTGAACGCGCTTTTTTTTCGTCCGAGTTCATGACTGTCGGCGAAATGCCTGCGGACAAGGTTGCTGTCGCAGACGGTACCTGGAAGACTCTGGTCGCCGATCAGTCGGCAGGCAAAATCATTCGAACTGGTGCGTCCAACGCGCCTGAGAGCGCTGCGCAGTCGCTCGCCGCTCTGACGGGATACGCTGTGCCTGCAGGAATGACTGTGGCCGGAGGCGTGTCCGCCACTGGCTCCATCTCTGCCGGCGGGGCCCTTACCGCGGGCGGCACGATGACTGTCAAGGGGGGTGCGTCTCTCGCGAGTGCGTCGGTTAGTGGAACGATGGACGTAACGGGTACGACTAATCTGAAAAGCACTCTGACCGTCGCAGGCAAGACGACTGCAAAAGCTATGTCTGCGACTGACATCAGTGCATCGACTATCACAACGACGGGGAATGCCTCGGTTGGCGGCACTCTTACGGCTACTGGTGCTGCCACGCTGAATAACACTCTCAATGTTGCCGGGAAGTCTACGCTCAAGGCCGTATCTGCGACTGATATTGATGCGGCTACGCTCGACACGACAGGGAATTCAAGTGTTGGAGGCACCCTTACGGTAAAGGGGAGCGCGGTTGTTGGTGGAAAGAACGTTGTCCTAACGGTAAATGGATTTACTGCCAACGCTTCGGGCGCTGTTACTGTTCCGAACTACGAACAAGACGGCGTGAAGGTCGTATCTAATCCTGATTACAACACGCTCACTGCTCCGGGCTTCTACCACTGCAACTCGACTGGCGCGAATAACGGTCCCGGTTATGCCGCGAAGATGATTGTTCTTGGCGAAGCCGCTGCGGGAAAGCACCTGACGCAAATCGCTTTCCCGATTCATAACACCACGTCGAGCATTTTCTGTCCAAAGATGCGTTCCCGAAATATGAGCGGAGAATGGGAAGCGTGGAAGACGATCCTGCTTGCTGAAAGTGATGAAAATGTAGCGGCTAAAACGTTTACGTCCGATGACGGTTTTGTTCGCATGACGATGCCGAACATCGAAAAGGGAGTAGCTCCCAACGCGACGCAGTACGCATATGTCGGCATCTATGACAAGAAAGGCTTTGACGGTACGGGAAACAATCGAATTGCGTTTTTCCAGCACGCAGTTCGTTCGGACGGTTCCGTCGATACAGGCATCTTTTCAGTTGATCCGAACTCGGGTAATATCGCTCGTATTTCTGTTGGTTGGACAAGTGATGGCAAGCAAATTTCTAGCACTAGCGCCACCCCTTCGGATAACTCTGACGGCTCGGAACTTGCGCCCACCAATTGGACTCGTATGTTTGGCGGTAGCGGCTATGGCATTGGCACAGTAGCGCCGTCCGTGTCGAGTCGTTTTTCGTCAAACGACTTGAACGATATCAACAAGACTGGTTTTTACACGGTTAGCGCTTCTAAGAATTTTTCGCCTGGCGGTCAAACAACGATTGCGATGCACATCCAAAGAGCATTTGATGCAGGCGTAAATTCGGCTCAGATTTCCTTCGGGACTGACTCTCGAATGTTCATCAGAACTAGAGCTGTGACTTCTGGTTGGGAAGAATGGGCACAGCTTATGAAGGCGAAGAGTCGTGATGAGCTTATTAACGGTAAATACATTAACTGTCATAACGTTACGGTGGTTAAGGGGACTACCCCCGCAACTAATCAATGGACGTACTTTGGCATTCAAGATTCTTCGGATACTGAAGCGGAGTCGGAACGATTAGCTATTTTCGGGCATCGTTATGGTGCAGATGGTTCTGTACGAGCACGCATTGGGTGTTATAAGCCTGAGGCGGGATCGACGGAAACCATAACGATTGACGTAGGCTATTGGGTTGACGGGACACCATTTACTTACGCGCCTCACCCCAAAACCTCTTCGAATGACAATAACATTCCAACGACAAAATGGGTTCGCGACCTCGTTCAGGCCGCCGTTCCGACTGGCACGATCCTGCCTTTCGATGGCACGAATGTGCCTTCTGGGTATCTTGTCTGCAACGGTGCGGCTGTGAGCCGCACGACGTATGCGGCCTTGTTCGCTGTGCTGGGTACTCGCCACGGTGAGGGCGACGGAAAGACAACGTTCAACTTGCCGAACGCTCATCGCCGATTCCTGGAGATGACGACGACAACTTCTGAGGTCGGCGAAACGGTCGAAGCGGGGTTACCGAACATAAGCGGTTCTTTCGTCGCAGTGTTCACGGGAAACGAAGTGTCTGGCGCGTTCTCTAGCGGTGGCACTGGCCGATCAAAGAGCGGAACGGACTGGGACGGTCAGAAGATCAACTTCTCGGCGTCCTCGTCTTCTGGCATCTACGGCAAGTCAAGTAGCGTTCAACCTACCTCGATCCGTTGCTTGGCAATCATCAAAACTTGATGATCGCAAGCGCCCGGAGAGACGGCGGCTGTACTGTCGATGACCCACCGTAGAGTGCAGAGCACCGAGAGGCATTGAAGCTACGAAGGTCTTCATAGTCGCCTCCGTTAGACACGCCACCATCAATCCGACCTTTCCCGTCGTTCGCGAAAGCCCCCGAGTTCTGGGTTCGCCCGTCAGGCGAGCCTTGCGCGCGAAATTGGCCCGTGATGTTCGGTCAAGCCCGATTGGTCAAAAGCATTCGACTGATGCCGCGGCTTGTGCAAATGAGCACACTGAGCCGAGCACAGTCAAAAATGGAGGTAAATCAAATGCCTTTTCAGTGAAAATCAAGTGGTTTGAAGCACGATGCCGGCTTTGACGGCACAGTCAAAAACGTACGCGTTCCACTGCGCCATGATCTCCCGTCTTGCGTCGAGGAAATCTGATCGTTGGTACGCACGTGAGACTGCACTTCCCGTCAGGTGAGCAAGACAAGCTTCGGAAGCCTCATACGGCATATCGTGATCCGCCAGCCAACCGCGGGCGATTGAGCGAAGGCCGTGGGCTACGAGCCGTCCACGCAACTCGGTAGTGTGCATGTACTTGGAAAGCGTCTGAGACGACATGGGCTTGGAGCCTTCCCGACCTGGGAACACAAACCCTGATCGCGGATGCTTGGAAATTTGTTTGGCTTCATGAAGAAGCATTTGGATTTGAGAGGTGAGTGGCACTCGATGCGCTCGCCTCTTTTTCATTTCTTCGGGCGGAATGACAAGCACGTCTTCGTCGATCCAGTCCCAACGAAGCTTTGCGACCTCGCACGGTCTGAGCATCGAGCACAGCGATAGGAGAAAGACGATTTGAATCTTTCTTGGAGCGTAGGAGATGACGCTCATCGCTTGATCAAGCTCTTGCCAAGGAATGGATGGCATTGGCGTAACGGTCGGCGATGCATAGATCCGATTCAGTCTGTCGATCGGGTTGTGCTGGATGTATCCGGCGCATACGGCAAGGTCAAGTATCTCGCGGCATCGCATGACGAGGCGCTTGAGTGTCACCTGCTTGCCCGACTGCTGTACGGGCCTCAGCACGTGGATGACGAGCGGAGCCGTGATCTCGTCCAACTGCCTTGATCCGATCGCCGGCAGAAGATGACGTTCGAGCATTCGCTTTTCGTCGCGGTACGACACGATCCGGTCTTTCTTCAAGTCACACCACAGGCGGTAGGCGTCTCTAAAGACATAGCCCAACGGCGCGTCATCCAGCCCGAGCGACTTGCGCTTTTGACGTGCAGTCTGTCGCGCCTGCTTCAAACCCATCTCCGGCCACCGGCCAAGAGTCACGTCTGTGACGCGGCCTTGGTGACAAATTCGCAGGCACCAGGACTTCGTGCCGCTCGGATGAACTCTGAGCGTGAGTCCGTGGGTGTCTGTGACGACATATCTCTTTTCTTGCGGAGTGAGAGCCGCAATTTTCTTTGAGGTTAAAGCCATGAGTGATACAAACCTTAAAACTGCTTATGAGTGGGACGCCGCCGGGTACTACCTCGGTGAGACGGTGTGGATGCTCGATGACTTCGGCGACTGGCTCGAAGCCCCCAGCTCTACTGACGTCTGCCCGTGGACGGGTGAACCCGACGGCTCCGTGTTTTATAAGCGCCTCGATGGCAAGTGGACGACGGAAAAGAAGCCGACGTGCGCTGCGGAGTGCATCGGCCTGTCGGTCCCGCACGACTCGATGACGACCCACGACATCGAGCTTCGAAATTTGATTCGCATCCTCGGCGAAGAAGAGGGCTACCGCGTGGCGCGTGGTGATGATCTAAGTTGGTACGTCGAGAAGATTCCTGAGCCGACTGAGAAGGAGAAGCGGGAGGCGGCTGAGGCCGAGGTTCGTCTGAAGCGTGATGAGCTGCTTTCTGAGACGGACTACCTCCTGATGCCTGACTATCCGATCACGGCAAAGAGCCTTGAAGCGGTCAAGAAGTACCGTCAGGCACTGCGCGATATCACGGTTCAGAAGGGCTTCCCTTTCACGGTTGAATGGCCTGTGCTCGAGGAGGTCTGCCATGAATGAAAGTAATTTTGCTCATGCCGGCTTAGCTTTGCTGGCTCAGATGATGACGGCCCTGATGGCAACTGCCCTCGGGGCTGATCTTTTATCTGCGGTCGTAATGGGCGGTCTCTTTGCTGTGGGCTTCTACTTTGGCAGAGAGGTAGCGCAGGCCGAGAGAAAGGCAGGCACGCCGCCGTGGTGGAGCGGATTCGATGTTCGCAAGTGGTCCTTGGACGCGAAGCTTGATCTTCTCTTTCCCGTCATTGTCTGCGCAGGCGTTTGCGTAGCGACTTACTGGTGGAGGTGAAAATGCCCGAAAAGGAAGTGATAAACGAATTGCAGGCTATGGCGGCGTCGACGGGGTTCGCCGGCTTGTGCGGCCTGCTGAAGTACCTCGCAATGGTCCAGGAGGGAAGACCGTTCACATGGAGGGACTTTTTTCTCAACGGTTTGATCTCCGCAGCCTGCGGCGCAATTTGCTACGAGGTGATGGTTTACGAGGGCTTCCCTCATGGGCTGTGCGGTGCCCTCTCCGGCATGGCTGGATGGGGAGGTACGCAACTCCTCAAGCTGATTGAGGTGGTTGTGCGGAAGAGGCTCGGTGTGACGAAGGAGGATTTGAAATGAAGAATTTTGGAGAGTATTCAGTGGAGTCCGCGATGGACTTCATTGAGGCGTGGGAGGGCTGCAAGCTGACTGCGTACAAGTGCCCTGCCGGTATCTGGACGATCGGCGTCGGCCACACAAAGGACGTGACGGAGCATGACGAGATCACCTACGAGCAGGCGAGGGAGTTGCTACGACAGGACGTCGAGGAGGTCAAGCGAGGGCTTGCGCCTTTCGTCAATGTTCACGTGACTGAAGGGCAGTTCATTGCGCTGGTAAGCCTTGCGTTCAATGTGGGCGTTTCTTATGTCGTGCACAAGTGCCCGAAGCTGATGCGAGCACTGAATGCAGGGGATATTGAGGCTGCGGCTCACGAGTTCCTTGATGTCGACAAGGCGAACGGTCAGAGGCTCCCCGGCCTGACCCGTCGTCGCCAGTCCGAAGCACGGCTCTTCCTTGGTGAGTCGGCTCCTTGAATTAGTGGACCCTAATAGAGAAAAAGGAAAAGCCGCTCAGTTGTTGGGACTGAACGGCTTCGGATATATAGACCGATTGGTATGGGTGTCTATGGAGTGTATTTTATCAAACTTGATCGTCGCTTTGCGACTTGGGGAGTTGATGATGGTCGAGGATTTGACGTGGCAAGCAGTGGGAACTTACGCGGTCTTCTTTGGTTTGGGAATCAGTCTTATCGCACTCATTTCGGCGAAGGCGGTGAGGGCGTGGAGGGATGCCTTGAAATGAGCGCGAAAAAGAAAAGGCTCCCAGAAAGTTGGAAGCCTTTTCAGTGTTCTAAATGAAGGAATTACAAAGCAGAAAATCCGCGATTAGATTTTAACTGTTAAGAGAATAGATTGTCTTTGCGAGAAAGCCGGAGCGTGACTCACCGGATTTCGCGGCAAGAAGATCAAGACGTCGAAGGGCGCGAGAAGGAAGGCAGATATTCAGGCGCTCGGTCTTGTCGGAAAGCTTGGACATATCAATGTCAACAAGCATCCAAGTGCAATCTTGATAGTCTTCGTCAGAAAGATAGTTTTCGATACAAGTGGGAGATGGAATGGCTCGACCGTCGTCAAGCTCGCACTCCATCCAACCGGATGCGGCCTCCTGAACCATAGATTCAAGCTCTTCTAAAGAGTCGGCCTCGGTGATAACGCCAGGTAGATCGGGAACTTCGGCAGAATAAATGCCGTCTTCTACCCATACTGCCACTGGGTACCTCATAAGGACTCCTGAAACACAATGAGGGGAGGATTTCGCGTATCCCTCCCCTCGACCAACATCACTTAAGTTTCAAGCCCGCTTGTCGTTCAATGCTTTTGATTGTGGCAGTAGCCATATCCTTCCTAGGATGAGGAACGGTTACATGCCCAGACTTAAGCGGGTGCTTGAAAATGTGATGGCTTCCTCGAACGCGATTCAGAATCCAACCATCAGCCTCAAGTGCGTCGATCACTTCATTAGACGTCATTAAGATCTCCGAAGTGATACGAACTGTGTGTATATTACACAACGTAGAGGAGAACTTCAAGTGAACAACTGGAAAATGTTGGCGGTGCTCGTTTTGGGTGCCGCCTTTTTTGTTGCTGGCTACCAGTACGCAGCGGCCTTGTACGGAGAGGACATCGCTGCTTTACGAGAGGACTACGCGACACGCGCTCATGCGCTGGAGGTGAAGTATCGTGAGAAAGAGAAAGTGCAGTACCAGTCGCTTGTGGCCGCATGGGAAGAGAGGGACCGGGCCTTGTCTCGCGTCGCTGATCTTGGTGCTGATGTTGAGCGGGTGCGCAAGCAAGCAGCCGACGCCCGCCGTCGACTGTCCGGAGCGGCCGGCGGTGCCTGCAACGCTGAAAGAGAGCAGCTTGCCCGCTGTGCGGACTTACTCGATAGAGGCGCAGACTTGGTTCGACGAGGTGTCGACCTTTCTGAGCGAGTTGCGATAGACAAGGATGCGATCGCGAAGATCGTCAGTCAGTGACGAAGTTGTAGATGAACTAAGCCGAAAATTTAGACGAGGGTTGGCGCCTAAAACAGGCTTGGAACATCGGCAATCGTTCTGCCGCAACGGTTTGATAGTAGCGCCCAAAAAACTTCGTTAGACGAAGACGCCGTGTGATTAAGTTGGGGTACAAGCTGTACCCTAGCTGGCGGTGGTGGGGACAAACTGTCCCTAGGTGCGACGAACTGTACCAAAATTCGGGGTTGTATACTTCAAAGTGTACTTCGAGTGTACTCAACGGAGTTTGCGTATACCGAAAGGGCGTTTTTGGGTACACAACGTCGACCATTTTACCAACGATGGTAAAATGATCAGAACAACACCGCGCAAGCCTAGGTAATTATGTAGAAATCTACATAATTAAAATGCTCACTCCGCGCGGTTTCCTATACGGGCTACGATAGTACCTGCGCTCGACCATGAGGAGCGCCGAGAAATCCTGCCCACGAAAAAGCCCCACTTACCTTCGCTGGTAGGTGGGGCGCTTTTTGTGCCTTTGGAAAACGTCACTCCTTCTTCGGCATGATCGCATCCGCCCACTGCTGCATGACTGGACGGCGTTGCTCAAGGAGGTCGGAGCGTTGGTAGGCTTGCACGACCTTGTCACCCCGAACGTGCGCAAGTGCACGCTCGGCAAGGGCCTCATGTATGAAGTTCTCCTCGCACCAGTCGCGGAACGTTGATCTGAAGCCGTGCATCGTAAAGGCCTCACCGGTCGCCTTGCGGATAAAAGCCCGGGGGCTGTCGATGACCATTTCCTTACTTGATCGAGGCGCAGGGAAGAGAAGCTCAGACTTGTGTTCACAACGCTCGAGGACTGCTAGCGCCTGACGGGAAAGCGGAACACGGTGTTCAAGCCCGCACTTCATCCTGGAGGCGGGGATCGTCCAGATCGCGTGCTGGATGTCGATCTCGTCCCAACGTGCACACAGGAATTCCTGCACGCGTGTAGCTGTAAGAATGCCGAAAAGGACGGCGCGAGACACGACAGAAGTCTTTTTCGCCGTCTCCGGTGCAAAACTTTTCAGAATTTCAAGAGGCATTGCTTCATGGTGCTTGACTTCGTGGACCTTTGAGATCGGCGGCAGGAAGAAAGCTAGCCCGTCTTTCCAAGTAGCAGGGTTTGTTTGTATGAGTTCTTCAGCGATTGCTTGAGAGAAGAGACTTTCGAGGCGGCCTCGTAGGCGGCTGGCTGTCTCTGGCTTTTCTGTCCAGATCGGTTTGAGGACTTCGAGGATGTCGCCACGCGTGATGTCTTTGACGCGTAGTTGACCGAGGATCGGGACGGCATACGTCTCGATGGTCGAGGTCCACTGCTCAGCGTGCTTGGAATTCTTCCAACGCTTTACATCCTTGATGGTGGCGATGGCGCCAGGGTAGAAGTCTTTGAAAGTGATGTTTTCTTTACTGTCGGCTTCGTCGTGCTTCAAAGACATCGGGTCAATGCCGTCGGTGACCATTGCCATGATTTTGGCAGCACGTGCTTTGGCGGCGCTGATTGAGACACGAGAAGCTCCTCCGATGGACAAGTCCTTTCGGGTTCCGGCGAAGCGGTAGCGGACAACCCACTGGCGAGAAGACTCAGATCGAACCAACAGCATTAGACCGCCGCCGAGAGAGTAGCGACCGACAGGAAGTGTTAAGACGTTCTTCGAAGTTACTTGAACCTTCACTTTTACCTCCGACGATGTACCAAAAAGAACCACCAAAAGAACCACCGTTGCAGTGTACTATGTGGCGAAATGTGGCGCAATTTGACGGTTTTTGAGGAAGGTATGTGAGTAGTTAAGTGCCGAAAGTTCCTGATTTACAAGGGAAATAAAGAAAAACCCCGAAGTCACAAGGACTTCGGGGTTTGTGTCTTGGCGGAGAAGGGGGGATTCGAACCCCCGAGGCCCTTATTCGGACCTGCACCCTTAGCAGGGGTGTGCATTCGACCTCTCTGCCACTTCTCCGCAGAAATCCTTCCGCATGCGATCGCGGTCGATGCGTATCACAGGCGGGATGTTCTTGTATCTGCCGTCGGATCGGATTAGTCATTTCCGTCGACCCTCGAACATCAGGAGTGAAAGCATAGCATGCCAAAAGGGAAAAAGCAAAAAAAACTTAAAAAAAGTCCGACGCTTCCCTCCAAGGCCGCCTGCAATCGCCGGACGCCCTGAAAACGGTTGCCCGACAAAGATAAAGCCGCCGATGCTTTTGCATCGACGGCTTCTTAATTAGGTGGTGCGGTAGGCAGGATTCGAACCCACGACCCTCTGGTTCGTAGCCAGATACTCTATCCAACTGAGCTACTACCGCACTCGAGGATTTGAATGATACAGAGGTTTTGGGAAAATGCAAAATCGCGTATGCAACAAAATGTTTCTGCGTTTTGGGCGTCCAATCCGTTTTCGGAGGCTCCATGGGAGGCGGATGAACGGAATTGACATCCTCCCGGCGTATAAATACGCGGGATTCCTCTGCACTTCGCGTCAAGACGCGACGAAAAGGACGGTTCCCGTTGCTGTCTTGTTGCCAAGCTCACTACACGGGCGAACTGAGCCTGTCCGGCTCTTCTTGAGGACATTGGTTGCCCCCACGACGTCGGCATTCGCGGTGTACCCGCATTTCTGACAACCGAAATGCGCCTGCGAAGGTCGATTTGACGAACTCGTGCATCCGCAGATTGGGCAGGTCTGGCTCGTGTATTTCGGATCGACGAGAATGAGTCGGCCATTGGCCTTGAATACAGCCCAGTGGATGGCCATTCTCATCGCGTAGGGCGCAACGCGCGCCAGAGACCGGTTCAAGCCCGTCTTCTGCCTCACGTTTTTGCCAGGCTCCTCAACCGTGCCTTTGGCCGACTTCGTCATGTTCTTCAGCTTCAGATCTTCCATGGCCACCCCTCCGTAATTCTGTGCGATGGTGTGAGCCGTCTTAAGCATGAAGTCCCGACGAATGTTGCGGATACAACGATGGTGATTCTGAATCTTCGCCTTCAGTCTTCTGCGCTTGCGGCTGGGCTCCCGCTTGTCGAACGGGTTTGCCTTGCCCAACTTGGCAAGCTTTTGACGAGCTTCCTTGTTGCGGCAGAGCTGGCGCTGAAGTACGGCGATTTGCTTTTCGTGCTTCTTGATGGATTCGACATCGAGCTGGAACACCGTCCCGTCCGAGAGCGTCACCGTCTGGGCAATGCCCAGATCAATGCCGACCTCGCCGGGACGACGCGGACCGTCGTTGGCGAAATCCATCTCCGTCACGACCGAGACAAACCAATGCCCGCATTCGACGGAAACCGTCATCTGCTTGATCTAGCCTTGAATCGGACGCGACTTTCTGAATCGCACGAAGCCTGCCTTCGGGATGCGGACTCGACCGTTGGCCTCGTCCCAATCCGTCGGGCGAACTTGCGGAATGCGGAAGGAATCCCCGTCGCCCCGAGCTTGGAACTTTGGGAAGCCCTTTTTCTTAGCCTTGAACGCTTGGATTGCAGCAGACGCGTCCATCAGGCACTGTTGAAGTGCCTGAGAAGGCGCTTCCAGCAACCACAACATTTCGTCTTCCTTTTTCCACAGCACCAACCGTCCGGCCAACTCCGTGTACTTGAGAAAAGGAACCTCTTGTTCAAGGCACCGCTTCTGCAGTTCTACCGCCTTGTTCCACACGAAACGCCGCCACCCGGCAGCTTGAGCGAAGATTCGCTTCTGCTCCCGGGTAGGCATCAGTTCGAACTTGTAGGCGATGTTGGCTTTCGTGACCTCAATCCTACACCGTCCTTTTCGAGGACGCATGCTTCGCACGAGTTTGTGCGAAGGGGATTTGAGCGCCTATCATCCCGGCAGTTAAAACCGCGGGTTTTCTCGGCTCGACTTTATAACCTAAAAACAAGGAAAACCTCACTAGGTCGGTCAAGCAAAGCTCGAAATCTTGAAAAGCCCCTGGAAACAGGGGCTTTTCGCTTGCATCAAGTTAGTGTCTATTGTATAATATGTACACTAACTTTGGAGCAGAACTCATGGCAACCGCCAAGGAATACCCTGTCAAAATCCGCAAGATTCCCGTCCTCGATAAAAAGACGGGAATAACTTATTTCGAGATTCGTCGTACGCGTTACGATCCA